TTGCATCTTTCATGCCCTCTTGAGCCAACAGGTCTTGGATAGAGTTAGCATTTTGGATCTTGCCAGGAGCAGTAACGGCAGCATTAAAAATTGAACTAGTGCGCTCACCTCTTGATTTGGCGGTAACTTCGGTTTCAGTTTTTAAACCAGCAGCTTCAGCTTCTTGCTCAGATACAGTTAAACGACCTAATGGTTTTTCTTTAGGTTTTGCTTCTGCGGGTATAGACGGCGTTGCAGTAGGGGATGGCTTGCCCTCCATTTTTTGAGCAACAATTTGATCCACATTAAAATGATTGCCTCTCTTAAAGGCATTCATCCACTCTCCTCCCATGCCAATCTTTTGAGCCATATCGAAACGAGCATACTCATTTGGCGTCATGTTAAATTTGCCGTATGCAGTATCATAGGCTTCTTGTTTTTGCCCCGGGATGTCTACATTCAGATATTTTCCAGCAAACTTGTCAAACACAATGCCGTTCATAGACATTGAGTAACGATCCAAGCCCGTTTTGGCTGCTTCCATCATGCGAGCGCCAAGATCTTTTTGGTTGGGGAATGCAGCAATAAACTCTAATGCATCATTCAATGATACGGTTTTCATGTCTGGGGTTTGACCAGTTGCCTGTCCCGCTGCTCCTTGAGTTGGAACCAATCCACTCTTTTGGCGGAAAGCCTGTTGTGCAGCAGCCAATTGAGCTTGCTCCCTTTGTCCTTGAGCAAGTTGCAGACGCATTTGGGCAAGATCCATCTGCTCTTTTTCTTGTTGAGCTTGCACTCCGCGAACAGCCCTAGCAGCTTGTCCTAAGCCCTCACCAAAAGATCCTGTAGCGGTGGGCGACAACAATCCTTCAGCAATAGCTAAAAGGGTGTTGCTAGATCCTCGGTTCTGACGAGCTTCTAGTGTAGACATCAGTTGCTGCATAGCGGTGCTATAAGCCTCATCCGCAGAGGATGACTCTGTTGCGCCTACTGGTTTAAGAGCGGCTTGTAGTGGAGATGTTGCCATAATGTTTATTCCTTAAAACTCGCCCACATCAACTCCGCCAACAGCACTAGTTCCTGTGCCGTCCGTATTACTTGATTCACCTGATCCAAAATAACTAGCTATATCGCTAGCCGATGGAAGATTGCTCAAAATGTTTTTGAACCAAGGATTCTTCGGATCCGTGCCACTTCCAACTATTGCGCCCAATCCAGCAATCTGAGACGGCGGAGAAGGCCCATAAACGCCTGACAGAGGCCCTTTGTAGGTCTCTGTGGTAGACATAGGATAGGTGTAACCCTTAAGCAGACTAGACACGTTAGTAGCTTGTGTTAAGGGAGCATTGATCTTAGATTGCTCAAAAGCTTGCTGCTCTGCGCCAGCCTTAACTAAGGCTCCAGCACCGGCTAATCCCAAAGCCTGTTCTTGACCAGCAAGATTGCCTTGTAGTTGTGCTGCTTGGCTCTGCATTTGCCCTTCATTAAGAGCAGCTTGCAGGGCTTGGGCATATCCTTGTTGTAAGGCTCCAGTTTGGGCACCCAACAGGTTAGATTGCATGTCAGCAGCAGACTGTCCTAGAGCGTTTGCATAGCGTTGGCTACCCAATCCACCACTACCCACAAAACCAGCTTTCAGTTGGGGCATCAAGTTACGTTGGATATTCTGCTGTTGCAGACGCTCCATCTCATTCACCACGCCTGTGGTGTAAGGATTCATTAAGGATTGAATCCTCTGAGGGGTCAAACCTTGAGCAACCCCCGAAGCAGTCTGTGGAGCTGCCGCAAGGTTTGGTTGATACGATGTAGCGGCTCCGGGTACGGCGGCATAACCTTGCTGTTGCATGGCCGTCATGGGGGCTACAAGCTCTCCAACAGGACGATTAAGCGCAGCAGTACCTGCACCAGCCAATCCACTCAGATAGTCTGTGTAATATTGTGGCGCTGTAGATGTAGCTGTTTTGGTTGTGTTGACATCTGGGGCAACCGTACCTTGAAATAAGTCAGCCATGATTTTTCCTTGACTTTAAATAATCTAGTGGTGATTTTAACGCAGGAGGCGGTAAATCTTTAGAACCTTTTGATCTTGCTCTATCACGGATAGAGTGCATCATTTCATACAACTTGTCGGAACCAGCTTTAGTTGATCCATTTCCAAGCGCAGAAACCACGTCTGCCGGGAACACAAACTCCCCGTCGGCTAGCATCGCTGGAATATCGTCACTCTGTCCATCCCCAGGCCCCGCCACATGTGCCCCATGTCTAAAGTCACCACGCATTTTGCCGCCGTGGTTCATCAGTGGAACTGATAAGCCGCCTTGTGCATACTTTTGTACTTTCACAGAGCCACCAGCCGCCATTAGGGGAGGAACAAGTCCACCCTCTTTTGCAGCATAAGGCACATTCAACAAATTATCAATAGCATCTTTGTAAACGGGGCTATCTTCAGATTTGTCATCCTTTTTGTTCAAGCCAAGAATGTCATCTATAGATTCTGCTTTACCATAATTATAGTATTTGTCCAAAAGATCGTTTGGCATTTGTGGGCTAATTTGTTGCATTGGAACACCCTCCGCGGACGCCACACCTCTATACAAAGAAAGAGGGTCTATAAATTGTTTTTTGTTCTCTTTTGTTTTTAAAAACTGCGGGCCTAAAAACGACATGTCGCCAAGAGATTGAGCAGCAGTTGCCATGCCAGCAAATGGAATTTTAGGATCAATTTTAGGTGCGGATCCAGTTGTTTTGGCGGTTGTCGACTTACCTGTAGTGGGTGTGGCTGCGGTTGCGTTCACCCAACTAGAACCCAAATCTATTACCTTGTCATTAATTTTTATTACGTTATCTTTAATTTCTACATTGTCCGGATTGTCAACTTTAATAACCTCATCAGTTTCAGTATTTGTAACAATCGTTACTTTTTTGTTTGTGTCTAAATCTGTTATTATGTTTGTTTTAGTTTTGTTGTTAATATTTATATTTTGATTAATATTAACATTAATGTTGTTATTTGTATTGCTGTTTGTAGTAATGTTTGTGTTTGGATCTGTTGTTGTGGTTGTGGTTATATTTGTATTGGAATCAATTTTTGTGGTTGATTGAGTATTGTTATTGTTATCAGAGGTTGTAATTGTTGTCACTCCGCCATCAGTGTTTGCTGATGCATTAACATTTGTGTTGGAATTGTTTACAGCATCAACAACAGATTCAAGATCCACACCATTTTTTATAGACGCAATAATAGAATCATTAGCTGCGGCACTTACGTTTTGACCAGAATCGGATGCTGATTGAATAGTTGATTGAATAACTGTCTGAACATCTTGTCCAGCATTAAGATCTGAGGCAACTTGTGTTTGAATATCGGACTCAAAATTGATGTTGGTTAAATCATCCGCAGGAACGGTTTTTCCTATAGATCCAAGTCCAGTTTGATCAACAACATTAGAAGCCGTTGAAGACACACCTTGATCAGCATTTGCGGCTGCATCTATAGTGCCAACAGATCCAGCGGTGGTTTTGCCAAACAAATGCCCTACGGCGCCTTGGGTAAGCGCATCATTCAAATTAATTTTGCCAGTAGTCAAATATTGTGTAGCTAAAGCTGTAGTGGTTTCTTCAATGTTTTCAGCAAAACCTTCTTTTGTTGCGCCCTTGGCAATTTGAGACCCAACAGTACCCGCTCCTTCTCTCATAATAGACTTTACAACCGCAGCATCAACCAACCCAGATGTTACAAGAGTAATACCACCAGCAGATACTGCAACTTGAGTTGCTAATGCATCAGCACCTTCTTTAGACATTCCTTTTTTGATGGATTCAGAATAAGTTTGGTTGTATGCGCCACCCATTGATTCTGATGCATTTAATGCAGTATCAAGACCAGCGGCTGCTCCAAGACCAATAATTTTAGATGCTTTAAGAGCAACGCCAACAGGAAGAACTTCTTGTAAACCCTCTTGCACAATTGCATTGATTGCACCTGTGGGGTTGTCCCAAGCAGAAGTAACGGCAGTAATTAATTTGTTTCCAACCCCCTCTGCTTTTGAAACATCGTTAACAATATTTTGCAGTTGTTTCTTGCTTTCTAAGGTTTCAATCTCTTTACCAAAGTCTTGAGCAGCTTTACCAGCTCGCACCAAAACATTATTTGGACTTGCAACTTTAATTGCGGCTAGGAAGCCTCCAAAAGAGGCAAGTTGCTCTCCTCCGGCTTGCGCTAAGTTAGACAATCCAGTTTGTACAACCTTACCAGTAGCAGTTTCAAATTTGGTTACGGCTTTGCCAAGCAATGTATCTGGGCGATTCATTCCACCACCACTAATTATAACGCCGGTTGATGGATCTACTACACCATCATCATTCCAATAACTAGCATCAGCATAATCTTTAGCCGCAGTTGTTACAGTCTTGGGCTGAACCGCATCTTTTATTGTTGGATCTGAAAGTGTAGCTACGGTTTTATCGGCGGCTGCTTTAAGTTTTAAGGCATCAGAAGCTGCTGCCAAAGAAGGATTTTCTTCCCTGCTGTCTGTAGAATATTGCTTGCCATTCCATGTAAAGACTTGGCCAGCTCCATATAAACTGCGAGCCGCATCATAGGCATCTGCAAACTTTAGAGCTTTTACGGGTCTAGAAGCCGCATATCTTTGTGCTGCTTCCAAATCCCCAAATTCTGTATCCTCAAAATTTGTTTGACTTGTGTTTGTTGAATCAATCCTACTTACAGCCGCGTCCATAGGCCCAGCAACTAAAACATCTTTGCTTCTATCTATTGGAGCATTGTTCTGTATTAGAGTTGTAACAGTATCATCTAATTTTGCTCCTCCGCCCGCTGTACCTGCTACAGAATCAGCCACCCTTTTAGCCTCTTGGTCTGTTGCGCCAAGGCTTTTAGCATCCAAAAATGCGTTTGCGGCTAAGTCAGCGGATTTGTTTGCAGAATTATCAACACTTACTTTGTCAGATTGTTCTGTACCTGTTTTGGCTGTAGAGCTATCTGAGCTAAGTGCTTGCTTTAAGGATGCAGTAATTCCATATTCTCTATCAATATCTTTTGCAAATTGTGTTCCTGCCGCTTTTCCTCCGGCCATGAATGCGTTTTTCAAAGCTACATCACCACTTTGTCCACTAGCAATGGACTGAGCATATGCTGTAGCGGCACCCATCAAAGCATTCCGCTGAACGGCTGTTAATGATGTGTCCGTTAGATATTGAGTGCCAAGATTTGATACCGCACTTGAAACGGCACCAACAGTAATACCTTTGCCAACATCTCCGCCAGAAACTGCCGCAGAAAGACCACCCCTAGTGGCGCCCGTTAATGTATCTCGCAATAATGGATTGTCAATTGTTTTAATGGCATCCGATAAACCTGTGTAATCGGCAATTCCAGCAGCTAAATAGCTTGATATTCCGCCTTGAAGCACTTGCGCTGGCGTTGCACCCCTAGCCAAATCCAATGCGGCCTTAGAAGCAAGTTGTGTTGCAACTGATGTGCCACCCGTTGCAATAGCTAAAGCAATATCTGGAAGAGCGCCAAACTCTTTTAGGAATCCAGCAAGACTTTCATCTTTTGCCGCTAAAGGATTTAAACTTGCTTTACCATTTGCATCCCAGTATGAATAAACAACGGTGTCTTTTGGCAAGGCTGATTTATAGCCTCCTTTACCATCTGGAACAAGCGGCCACACTTGCTCGCCTCTAAAGTCTAGAAGATTCCCCGCGCTATCATAAGTAGCAGAAACTCCATTACCAACATCAACGATAGCTATCCCTCTAGCACCCGCCCTCCCCGTAAACTGTAAAGTGCTAGGATCAACTTTTTGGGGAGCCTTGTCTAAAATATCTTTGCCCAAACCAAGTATGGATTCAATCTCCGACCTATTGGACGAGTTTTGCAAAACTTTAGTGTAGGAATCTTGATCTAATTTTCCAGAATAAGCCAGATCCAGCGAAGTTTGTCGCCCAAAATTACCGGGTGTCAACTCCCCGCTAGGTGTGATAGATTTAAAATAATCGAAATACGGCTTATCTGGATCGTTTAAATCTTTATTTTCTTGAAGAAATGTATTGGTCAGATTAGTGTTTTGAAAATCTTTTAAAGCGCTAGCAACTTGATTAGGAGCTATATCATAATATCTAGACATCCCAAGCAAAGCATCCGCATCGGAATATCCTGAACTTTTATGAGCTTGATATATATCAAAAACTTCAGGATCTGAGTATGACTTTCTAAGAGATTCCGTTTGTTTATAAAACGGGTCTGACTGTAACCCATAAATTGACTGTAATTGTTCTTGAGGAAGTTTAAAAACAGAAGAAGCGCCAGCAAGGGTGTCGGCTAATGAGATGCCCTGATTTAAATTTGCTTGAATAATAGAAGCTATATCGCTTTGAGAATAAGACCCCAATAAATTATTTTCTTGAGAAGATTGATTAACAGGCGCAGACGCAGAAGGATAACTAGCCCTGTAAAGGCCCTCTAATTGGCTTTGCGGTAAATTAAAAACAACGGAAGCACCAGCAAGCGTATCTGCTAATGAGATGCCTTGATCAACATTTGCCTGAATAATGGAGGCCATGTCTGCATTTGAATAATCACTCATATCTTTTCCCTCTTACGTTCTAGACGCTACTGTATTGACAAGCGCTTCAGCCCATTCTTGCCAATCACTGTAATTGTCTGTCATTGGAATGGCCTCGTTTGCAAATACGTCAATTGCTCGTATGCCATTCCCCCACATCTTCCAGTCTGTTTGCCCGTTTGGAATCTCTAATTGTTGTGCAGCATACAGCTCGCACATAAGGCTTGCCCAAGACTCAAATGTATGAAATCTTGGATCGTAAACTTGACCTGGGTTTGGGATGCTAGTAGCCACGTACATCTCCAATGTCTGCGTTTAACAATATTCTTCCCAATTGGTAGTCTCCGCCCACTTGGTTAGATACAAGTTTTAGCCTTAATTCCCTACGCTGCTCTTTCATATCAATCTTATTAGTAGTGGAGTCAAATACGTAAGGAACAGACTGTGCATCGTCCGATTGTGCATAAGGACGGCCTGTAATGTAAAGGGTCATATCCCCTTCTAGCAAGAAATCAGGCTCTACCCTCTCTAGCCTAAGCCACTTGTTCATTCCCACCATAGCGGGATCTGAGGGGCCACCAGAGACTAATCCAAGGTCATTGGTCTCAAAGTAGCTTTCAATAGCTGTAACAGACTGTCCGTTGATGGCGTCTACTCCAAACTCATGTTGAAGAATCTCAATCCTGTTTTGAGGTGTTGAGAACGTCAAAGACGTAGAAGCCGTTGCAGTAGCCGCAGCAGACATTTGGATGCCTTGTAGATACAAAGCTGTAACAGGAATAGAGAATCCTGCACCAGCTCCGCCAAGCTGTGTATTGGATGCACTTAAAACATCCCCCACTTGATAACCTGCGCCTCTAGCTGTTAAGGTAACGGCGGTTACGGCACCACCAGAAACGGTCACAGTAGCCTTAGCTCCGGCACCGCTGCCTCCAGTAAGGTTGACGTTGGTGTAGGTTCCGTTTACGTATGCAGAGCCTCCAGTAATCGCACCAAGCGTCTTAATGTTGCTAGTTGTGATTGCAGTCACATAATTGCCAACGGGAATTCCAGCCCCAGAAACAATCAATCCAAGCTCAACTTGGGTGTTGTAAGTGTCTAGGTAAAGAAACGCACTTCCGTTAACCGTATTGAATGTGTCTACAAACACAGTCTCTTGTGCAAAGGTTTGCCAGTTGGCTTGTACGGGAAAACGAAAAACTTGGGAGAAGTAACCAGCAGAGCGGCGAGCGCCTAGAGCTTCGCCAGCGTCATACCAAATGTTTTCGCGGACGTTATAGACAATAGCATCAGTGCATTCAGTGGCATTTCCGCGGGGATAGAACCACCAAATCTCCCCAAAGCGCGGAACTTTGCTAACCCAAACTTTTTGACGTTGATCATAATTCAGGTTGTCAAAAAAGTAGTTCTGATTCATGCCGTTAGGAATTTCCTTAACAACACCGTTATACATCAAGAAACGATCAACTCCGCACCAATAGTAAATACCATCGTATTCAATTGCAGACTGGCTAGACAGAATAGAAGACTGTGAGCTTATGATGTCATAACGCCAATATTGTGCGGGGGTTCCTGCTCCGCCGATGTAAGACGCGCGGATTAGGCTATCAAGGCTCCAAAACAGCCCAGAAGGCGCGTTTGATCCACCCCTGACGGGTAACCCTTGGACAATCTTTCCTGTGGCTACGTTGGTCGCATTAGCGTCTGCGGAAGTCCAATCTTGAGCGTTGCCAGCAGAGCAGTTCTGAATCAACCCATTATTTCCATAAACAAACACGTAAGGGTGCAGAGTCACCACACCACCAGACACGCTGATGTTGTTGTTAAAGGTGGCTACAATTACTCCTGCTGGCACTACATTGGACAAAGTTACATTGGTTGTGGAAACCGAAACCACCGTAGTGTTGGCTGGGATGCCTGTTCCCGTAACAGTTTGACCAGCACCAATCAGAGGATTGGAAGCCGCAATAGTCACTACAGCAACTCCAGTAGATGTAATTGTGTCGTTAAATGTTCCAATCTGTGACATGGTCAAGCCATTGATGTCACCAATTAAAACCGGAGTATTAAAGTCGCTGTCAATTGCGGCAAGGTTTTGCCCAGGGTGGGCAAGCAAAGACTGAACACCAGCCCCAGCAACGTCATAAAACCCGTCAAATTGCCATAAATTGAGATCTGACGCCGTAAAGTTTGACAATGCAAAGTTTCCAATTCCAGCGCCAACGCCGTTATCATCAATAGTGAGCACTTGCAAACCATTGTTATAACCGCTGAAGATGTAATTGAAAGAATTCTGAGCGTTAACCCAAATGCCTCTTGATGGTCCTGTCATTTGATCAGAAATTACACGATAGCCGCCCATTTTTCTAGGACGACCACGTTGAAACCTTACCCAGCGGCCATCGTTGTAAAATTGCTTATCAAAGATGGTTCCGTCCCTTTGGACGCCGGGCTTGGTATCTAAAGCAAAGACTTTCTGCGTCATTAGAACACTCCGCCGGAGATGCCGCCTGTAAAGGTTCCTGTGCCTGAAATTGTAAGTCCTGTTGCAGACAAATTAAACAAGTTGACGCCAAGAATGGCAATTCCAAACTCTCCAGAAGCGGGACGGTAAATACCGGTTGAATTTTCAGAAGCAAAGTTAAGAGAGGGCGCACCAACGGTTCCAGAAACCAAAGAAATGTTATTGGCTCCAGCAGCAATTGTAGAAGCGTTTAAAAGGTTTACAGAGTCGCAAAGCAAGATAACTTGCTCGCCAGCAGGTACATTTGCGGTACCGCCGCCTCCGGCGCCTGTAGTAAAGGTAATGGTGTATCCCGAACCAGTTCCGTTGGTTTGGTTGGTAATGTAGTAGACCTGAACGGTTTGGGGAAGAGTGACTGTGACGTTGCCGCTCAGAGTGCCCGTGTACTTCTGTACAACGTTAGCAGCCTCAGAAGAGGTTAGAGTGTAGCTGCCAGATGTAACAGCTTTGGTAAGCTGCGTAAAATTGAACTGAGTATTGCGTCCAAGGCCGACGGTGAAAAAAGCCACGCCAGAGCAGCAAATAATGCAGGAATCAGAAGGCTGTAGAGAAATGGAAGAAGCACCATTGATTAAATTTCCTCCCGATGGGGCAACGACAAGCGTTCCAGTCCCGCCATTTCTTATTAACATGAACCAATCATTACCCAGCGTTGTCGCTGAAGTAAGGGTTAGTGTACCAGCCCCCGAAGTCCATACGTAAGAAGCGGCCCTATCAGAGGCTGTAGCGGTGTAATCCGAAGAGAAGGTGGTGACACTATGGGCGGTGTTTAAAGTGTTGCTGAGGGCTTTTAAACCGTATCCAGCCAAGGCTCCGGCGTCTACGTTAGAAGACCCCACTCCAAAAGCAATGTTGCCCCATGTACCTGCTATGGTGGCATTTGTGGTGATGTAGATGTAGCGTGAGGCACTTGGGGCCACGCTTGCAATAGAGTTGCCAGCAGCGTCTTTAACGGTAAAGGTGTTAGCCCCGATGTTGCGAATCAGCGCATCTTGACCCACAGAGGCTTGGTTTGCGGGGGGCATAGACAAAGACAAACCAGCAGTAGTGGCTGTAACGTCCATGATTCGAGCAACAACATTGTCTGTAACGCCACCGTTAATTGGCCAAAACAGATCAGTATTGGCGGAGAGCGTAACGGATCTGTAAGAAACAGAAGTTGGCTGGATTACGTTATCCGTAAAAGGCGAAATAAAACTAGTCACAATTGACTCCTTGTTCTGCAAGCCTTTTGGCCTTTTGTAATGCCTTAGTGGCTATATTTGATGCGCTAATCTTTTCTTTTGTTTCTTGGGTGTGTGTTTTTCCAAGAAAACTTGCATGTTTAAGCTTTTCAGCATCTGGCATTTTTCTGCCAACAAGAGATTTTCTAATCTTTTCTTTTGTTTCTTCACTCATTGGTTTTCTTGGTCTGTTTTTATGGGCTTCAGACATTTTTTTCTTGGTTTCTTCTGAAGCCTTTTTACCGAGATTTTTTCCAATGTTTGACAATCTTATTTTTTCTATTTGGTCATTTGACAATTTTATACCAAGCTTAGAGCCAAATTTCTTTGATTTTTCTTCTTTGCTTAATTTGCTCATAGATAGCTTGCCAGCAATAGATTTTGCAACTTTTTCCTCATCTGTAAGCTTTTTCCCAACAACACCCTCGCCGCCATCTGTAAGGTTATAACCATTTGGGGCTTTTGTATTGTGTTGAATAATTAACATTTTTTCAATGTCACATGCACATTCAAAATTAAAAGCACTAGCAATATGTGTAAATATAAAATTTTCTTTACCATGTTTTTTTATTGCAGAATGCAAAGCTGGCGCACTTCCATTAGCACAAAGGTGCTGACTCCATCTTTTTTCCAAAGATTTTGAAATGCCAACATATTGTTTAGCATTCAAAATGTTTGTTACTATATAAATTGCATATGCTTTCATTTAAATGTCTCGCGCAATCGCTTGACGATCCCCAATTCGGGCAACGTCCTCAGTTTTCAGTACATTCATGATTTGTTCATATTGAGCTTGCCACATAGGAATGCGCTCATCATTCTTCAAGAACGGCATGGCTTGCAGGAGTGATCCATAAAGCAAAGCTTGGGGGGCGTATTCTGTGAACCAGTTGCTTTGATTGGTGGCGTCTAAAGGCTGGACACGCTCGTAATACAGCACCTCATAGGCGTAATCATCATCAGGCGTAGGTGCAATCATCCAATGGGTGTAGTCGTAATCACAATAGAAGAAAGGCACATCTTGTTGCGTAGGGTTTGGCCAATATTCTCTTAGATATTCGTATTTTCTTAAGAATATGGGCTGGCGCACACCGTTAACCGTTACGTTCATAGATACGGTTTTTCTCCAACGGGCTGGTTTATCTATGACATTTTCGCCTTGAACCATATTGCTTGTGGCGACAGTTAAGTTGCCCAAGAACTTTAAGTCCGCAGCCAT